CCCATTGATCTGTAAATTGAGCTATGGTTTGCCCTGCTTTTGCTTTACCATTGAGTGTTAAGTCATTTATTTTTTGTTGGCTTTTCATAAAAATTCGGACAAAGGTGTAACGCCAATCAGGGTCTGATTTTGACTCATTAGCTAGTATTTGGGCTCGGCATTTACCAGTTAATTTTTTGAGGTCGTTGACATTGATGCACTCAGCGAAAAGTTCCTCATCAAATGGAACTTGCTCGGAGCTCATTTGTCTGGCCTCAAGGAAAGCTTTAAACAGGAGTTCACCAGTCCCTTCATGAATTTTGAACTCATGCTCGTTGTTTGCAATGGTGCTAAGTGGTAATCGTTTCTTAAAGGAGAAAGGGAGAAGTGTCGGGTCATTATTTTTATGAATAGCAGCAATTTCAGCAATGGAACCAAAAGCGCGATTTCGAACGTAATTTTCTTTAAACTGCTCAGTGAAGCCGGTGCCGTCAATGTAAGACTCTTTTTCAAACCTGTCGATGCTTTCCTTATGATCACGCATTAATTGCATTAAGGGGGGCGCTCTGTAATGGGTTCTAGGGGCTTGGTCATCAAGACGTTGCTCTTGGAGTTTGTTTAGCTCAGGATTGTGCCTTAAATGACTAAGGCCAACCCTAAAGGATGCAGGTAAATAGGACGTGTCCGGAGAAGTCATGTATGAGTTTGAGTCAAGTTCAGCTTCCTTGATTAACTCTTGTTGTCTTTTACGCATGGCACCTGTTTTTTTTGAGCGACCACCTTGATACACGATAGGTTGATCAAGAACAATTAAACCTTGTAACTCTTTTTTAAACAGAATTTTGTAATCGATAGGTATTTCGTTAACAAGTCTGTGGAGTAGCTCATTAGAATAAAGATGGTCAACTTTAGTAAGTTTGTTGTAAAAAATCACACCCTGCTTGCTACGGCATAACAACATTTTAAGCAGAAACTTCGTGGAGTAGTTGCAAAGGTCATTGTCAAGGGCAATAACAAGAGGCTTGTTATGAATGGTGAAACCTTGTAGGGACCTATTTGTCTTGGCTAATTGGTAGGGATCATTTTTATTGCTTTCGTCAGTGGATCTGTTTGAGCTAAAGGCTATTGGATGGTTGTCTGGTTTTGTTAAACTAACTTTAAAGGTACCTTGAATGGAGCTAGAGGTGGGGACATGAAAAAGTTTTGATATTTTGATTGGTACTCTGTGACTAAATCCAAGGTACTGGTGAATGTACGGTTTCCAATGTTCAATTTCTGAGGAAAGGGTGGGCCACTGAGCGGATTTATTTTCTGTGTGTGCTGAGAGTTGTAGATGATCACCCATTAGAACAACATGAGTGATGGAAGGGTTGATTTGTATGGCGTAATCAATGTAACCAGAAGGAAGTTTGGTGTATTCATCAATGATCATTATGTGGGAAGGTATTGGTAAGGAAACCTCATAAGTCCTGCATTTCTTGCTGCTAATTGAAGTAAGTTGTAGGTCAGAGACTAGTTGCTTACTCAATTCCTTTTCCAAGGTGACTATTTTCGTCTTTGTTAAGTAAGGGTCATATTTTTTAATGAAGGAGAACACTCCCGAGCTTTTTCCTGATCCATCAAAGCCGCTGACAATTGCAAGGCGAACGATTTTTGCAGGAGTGCTGCTAACCACCGCATCGAACTTTGCTGGGAAATTATTTCTATTAAGTGGGAACTTATTTAAGGCGTAGCCCTCATGACCGTCACGGACGTCACTTGAGTAAATTTGTGCTCTGTGGAGGTCCACTTTGTAATTGTCAAACTGAGTATTGTAGGTTCCGGAAGTAGTAGTACTGTTTTTAGGTGACCAGCGGTAATTTATTATGGCATCTTCAAAATCTTCAATATTGTCTCGACTACCCTGAATGTTGTTTATTTTGATGGAATTCGGCCCGTTCCCGGAGAAATTTTGAGGAGGGATGGGGTCATCAATGGAGTTGATGAAATGACCAGGTTCGTGGTTCAAAACGCCCACATATTTTCCGCTAAGTAGACCAAGTCTGGTACTATTATTTGGAGTCAGTGAAGATCTAAGCTCGCAGTAGGAATCATTCATTGATAGGGCAAAGTGGGCGTGTTTATCCGTCCAACCGTTAACTAGATAGTCAGCATTGTGGAGTTCATTAAAATCAAGTTTTTCAGAAACTTGAGCAAATAACAATTCGTGGTGGGTGTTGAGAAGATCACCGACAGCTTTCCAGAGGCACATTGATTTAGTAGGTGTTGGCATTCCAATGGAGTTGCCGGGGAAGTACATAGAGTGCGCTTGCGTACAAAAAGTGGGTGAGTGATTGAGAATTTCGCAGCAAGTTTGTTTTCCGAAGGTGCTGGCAATGGTATCAGTTGAGGAAGCAAAAGAGCTAGCAGAGTAATTGCCAAGGATGTCAGAAAGGTTTATCTCTTTTAAAGAAGTGTTTTTAGGTTCAATGAAAGTTTTGCTACTTTGCTTTGGCTCACCATCACCCCCATGTGATGGGCTTGTATGGTCAAAACTTATGAAAATAAAAGCGTCACACTTATTTACTGGTACGTTGAGATCCACGAGTCTGTACTGTTTACAGTAAGTGTCGTAAGTGACGTCTCGATCTATGGAGTCATAACTTGGTTGCTGAGTTAATTTGTACCATTTATAAATCATGTAATTGACCAGAAGTGTTAGGGCAAGAACAATTATAAAAGCGGCAACTCCATTTGGTGTTGATAGTATGCCACCTGAAATGGCTATTAAAAAGGACGAGATGGCTTTGGGTAAGGCAGCACAACAGGCGGAAATAGCTTTAATTAATGACGCAAATGTATTAAGGTAGGTGGATGTCCAGGCTTTTGAGATAATTGTGATAAAAGCAGAGAAGGCTGGTGAAACGTAAGGAAACCAAGTTACGAAATTAAGAGATAACGAGAATAGAAAGGTTAGTGGCGCTAAGTAGGTCCTATTCTGCATAAAATTGATGAAACGGGTTTTAAGTTTCGAAAGTAAAGGCAAAGACTGAATTTCTATTTGTTGATCTGCAGTCATTCTCCTGTATGTCACTGCCCAATTCTCAAGGTAACGCTTAGCTGATTCAGTGAACGATGGATTCTCACCAGGTTTGTCGCAATTTTTGATTTTAGCGGCCGCGTCAAAATTCTGGTAACCTTTCAAGTGAGAGGCGTGGCGAATTACAGACTGAAGAATTTTAGTTGGTACAATTCTGTCTCTCTCAGAGGTAAAAGTGTTGTTGCCTTGCTTGAGTAATGAGAAGTCATTGAATTGGGGCATGTAGTAATTGTCATTGACAATTGGAAGGTGTCGAGTTATTAATAATAGGTGATGAGCAGCTAATGAACGTAAACGTGTGATACCATGACCGTTAATGCTGGAACTTGTTAATAGAAAGTTTGCGCGTAAGTCTTGTTCGTATGCCTCACTAATTTGACCCTCAGGTATATATTTGTAGGTTGTCTTGTTCATAAACTTAATGTCATAGATTTTGGGTTGTAAAGAAAGATCACTGCGCGTGGTATCAATGTTACGTTCTAGTAGTTCAGGTGGGATGACGGCAGTTGCAAAAATATTATTGACGAAAGGCAACTGTTCGAAGATATTTGATATGGTGGATGTGTTAAAGAAATGTCCAACATCATGAAGGAAAATAGAATCAATATTTTTTGGTGGTGCTGGTAAATAGTCAGTGAACATTCTGTGCTTGTATCTTGTGAGATCTTTAGCTGACAAACTGCAGTTACCACCAAGTTGAAGGTTAGGTATCTTATTCAGATTGCTAATTTTGCTTTGCTTGGTGAAATAAGCGTAGGTCGTGTTAGTGAGCATGTTTTTGAGATCAACGTGCAATAAGACATTTTCAAGAATTTTATTAACAGGGTGGGAGTGTGTTTCCATTCCAGTGGTGGGGCAAGCTATTCCAAGGCGTGAAAGAGTGGTCATTTGATCAATATCTATAGCAAAAGGATTTTGTTGAAGGTAGCGATTTTCAGTTGCAATGAGTCTTGAGGCGGCTGGTTGTAAAAGGGCGTCGGCTTGTATAAGATCTCTGAAGCGGTCGTACTGTTTGGCAAGGGGGTTGGCAGAAGTTCCCATGGGACCAGCGCCCTGGTACTTAACATTATTGACTTTGGTTGTTATTCCAATGGTGGTTGTTGACTTGCCACCAAAATGATTTTCGGAGTTTAGGAGAGGGTGTGCACCAATACGAATTGGTGTTAATCCACGCGCTAATCTCTGGTTGTTTAGTTTGAAAAGTTCGAAAAACTTAACAACCTTACTTCTTTTTGAGATCTCCTTCCCAAGTTGAACATATTCAGAGTGAGTCCAAACATGGGCAACATCACCCCTTACGGAGACAATCTTAGTTAGGTAATTGTTACGTCGAACGGTCTTTTCCGTGATAAGGAGCTCTTTGACTGTTTGGAGGGTTGGGAAAGGTTCGTCATGCATTGGCCGAGTGAAAAGTCTTTGGTAACAGAAACCATAAGTGGTAATCATTTTATAAGTGGTTACATGAAGGTTTTGCTTAACCATTTTGATGTGTTCTTTCTTCCACTTATATGGATTTTGCTTGATAGCTTCTTCCAAATGAAAGTTGTAAATTTTCTCTGCGCAATTAACAAACGGGACACGTTCATCTTTTAAAACATTTTTATTGAAGTGGGTGAATGATTGTTTCATCAATTGGGTGCTTAACACGGGGTTGAGCTCTTTGAGGAAAATAGGGCGATCAGGGTAAATTGGTTTAAAAGCGGTGAAATAGCCGCTGAGATAGCACTGATTGTTTGAAAAAGTAGTTGACCGTTCGGCAAAATCGACGGCGGCCATAAAGCCCTTTTTCTCAAGCTTCATGATTTGTCTGTTCTTGTTCCTGTTGTTGCTTTGCTCTAAAAGGATAGCCCTTCTAGGCGGGTTTTTAATACGTTTTCTAAGTTGTTGGTTCATGTCAAGCTCGAAG